TTGCTGTATTTTTTCCGCTTCTTTGCTTTCAAAGTCGTTTAGCCTTCCAGTTAACTCACCGTATTTGCTCTCAAAGTCTTTGGCTTTCTTGTCTATCTCATTCGCGGTTTGCTTAACTTTAACAAAACCCGCATGTTTATAAACGCCATCCACTTCAATATAATCTTTCTTTGCAAACTCTGGTAATTCGTCAAACTGTTCTTGTGTATAGTCACTCATTTTATGGCACTGCCTTTTTAAGTGTGGATGTTTGCGCTAATACGATTAGCTGATTTAATGTAATTTTAATACGTTTAGTTAATTATGTCAAAAGTGGTGGCGGTTGTAGTGATAACTCACCCTCAATTGTTTCTACATCGCTTACGGTTAAGCCACCCTGTACGATAATACGTAAGAACTCGGCTTGGCTAATATCACCGCTTTGTTTAAAGTTTAGATACATCAAGCCTTCTTCGGGTGTCAATTTAGCGGTGGCGAAGTCTCGGGGCAATCTTAACTGTATCTGGTCGAGATTATCTTCAATGTTATCTTGACCGTAAAGCCCTTCAAACATGCCACAATACAATACCGAGCGCCTTAATGCTTCTTCAAGTGATGAAGCTAAACCGCCTAGCTTTGCAACCTCGTTAAAGCTATCAATACTTGCGCCTTTAGCGGTTTGCTGAGAATTATCATCGTCTTTAAAACTACCACCCTGAGCACGTACGCTTGTGGCGTTTTGATCAAAAAAGCGCTCGTAGCCTTCTAGCTGAGTGTTTGCCCCTTCAATCTTTACCGTTACATCCTCGGGTAGAAAGTTCACTGAGCCTGCACCAGTAGCAACGTAATCGCGTCCGTTTGTCTCGGTGAATTGCTCATGCTTGGATACCGTCATACCGCTAACGTAAGTTGTAGGTGGTAAGTTTCTTATAGCTTCTTTGTAGTCAGCGCTGACACGATAACGAGAATACGCAAGGTTACTTATACCCTCAAGATAACCTAACTGGTCAGGTAACTCACCGGCTGGTAATTCTTCATCTGATGCAATCTCAACCGGTAGCCATTTAAGCCGTGCGCCTGCAACTGTGACATAGTTACGCTCACTTTCAACATATCCTTTTTCTGCTTTGACTACCTTTTGCTGATAATAATTGCCATCTTCATCAAGCGCTAATAGTAAAAATGTCTCAATGTCATCTTCTAAGTTTACGCCTACCGACTTTTTAGATGATTTTGATAGTTCCCTTAAAAGTAAGTAACTTAATTGCAATACGCCACCAATACGCTTGTAACCGTAATCAAATACTGATTCGCGATTGTACTGCTTAATATTCGCGCGTAACTCTAGGCCTTGAATATCAGCAATCGAAACGCTTTGTGTATCAACGTCAGACAATCCGCGATAATCAGTGACTAACACATGCCACTTAACTTGCAGAATATTAGACGCACATGATTTAGCTAAACCGTCAAATGAAAGGCCGTCACCGTCCACATTATCAATTAAATAATTTAACTGTTCTGGTGGCTCAAAGTCTAGCTTTTCAATGGCTAATTTACCAAGTATTGTGGTAAGTGTTTGACCGGGGAACTCTGAAAAGTCAGCGCCTGCAAGGTACATTTCATACCTTACTTGCGCTTCTCGTGTTTGTTGGTCAATCTGGCTAGGGTGCGGCAAATACACATAACCTGCACGTTTAACGAATGTGCCGCCCTTGACCGCTGTACGCACCGCTTTTACGGCTGGCATCATCGTTGATAGTTCGTTTAGCTGTGTAATTGTATCAATCATTTTTGCACACTGTTTTGTATAATATGGGTATTATAACATTAATATAGGATTTTGTTAGTGTGTAAGTTTATAAGGGTTTTTATTGGTTTGGTTTTAAATCAATTCACTCCCAATTTGCTTTTAATCCGTAATCGTTAATTTTTTCTTTACCGACCAATAATTCATAACCATCAACTTTAATTAGTTTATTATTTTTGAATGGCTTGTAATTAACATGATGATGTACACGATTAAATTTATTTACAACTTTTGCAACATCTGGGTGTAGGTCGGCTAACATTTCTGATTTCGGCAAAGTCCCTTCTTCATCATAAAAGTCTTTACTATTTCCACCTCTCATTCTTTGGGTAGTTACTTTTCCGCACAAAAAAGCGTTAAATTGAATTGTGCAAGCTCCAGACTTTAGTACTCGCAAAGATAAATCTGTATCTTCATTGTATCGACCTCTCCATCTAAAAGTAATTGAGTTTTCAATAAGTAAACATGAATAAATTCTTGTGTTCAATACAAATGGTGGAACTGCATCGGTTGACTTGCAAAAGCTGTAATAATTCATTCCAGAAATACTTACATTTTTGTATCTATCAACAAAATCTTCACAGGCGGCAAATGTTGCTGAACTTCTAACAGGTAACTTTAAATTTTTATTTAAACGGTGAAAGTCATCTAAGTTATCGTCAAGAACCCAATGCCTTTTATATCCATTTGCCTTTGAATGCTCCAAACAAAAGTTTCTTGCAGCGCCTGGTCCTTTGCTTTTTGTTGAACCCAAGTTGTCGCAGGTATCGTAATCATCTAAGAAACTTTGAGGTAAAACTAAGCATCGATCATATCCCACAGTATCAGCATATTCATTAAGCTCAGAACCCTCACAAATAAGCTTGAAGTTTATTGCAATTCTATCTAAAGCTCTTGCAGTTAGTAAATTTTTAGCCCGACCCTTTGAAACTATATAAACAGGGTATCTATTTTTGAACATATAATTTACCTCTGTTTTTGTGCCTGTCTAGTTGAGGATGCCAAATGCTTTTAGTTTTATTTGTAAGCTTTTGCTTTATTAATGTTGCAAATTCTTGTAAATCTTCTTCATTTTCAAATCTAACAATTATTGCTGAATGCGGTAATTGTTTTTCTTGTATAAACTCCGGCATGTTTAACCACTCGTTAAATGCTATTTGTTTGCTGTTTTCCATATTAAACACCTCATACTTTGATTAGTCTTTAGCTTACCACCAACCAATCAATCCACTGCTCCGACCAGTTAAACACCATTAGCCCTAATCTGCGCCAACGTCAAAGGTCTGAAAGTCATATCAGTAAACCTTGTAAGCGCAAACCCTTCATCTAAGAACAATGCTGCTCGCTCTGGACCTAGCGTATCATTTACAAAGTATCGCGGCTGTTTACGTAGCCAAGTAGATGACTTGCTTTCGCTTACTTGGTTAACATCAAATACGTCTTGGTCACGCCTGCCCCTGTATCTTACTTGGCTAGATGTTTTACCATCAATGTTCGGGTTTTCTCTGCGCTTATTTAATCGCGCCTGTCGTTTATCGAATGCTTCTCTCGCTTCTTCGCTATCCTTACCACCAACGGCTGTTTTCGTACCTTCTGGCTCGGTTTGGCCTTCTATTAAATATAGGTAGTTACTGCGCTCGTTATAATGTAGCGGTAGATTAGGCGCTGATGGGTCATCCAATAACCAAGGATTACTGGCAGAGCTTGATGCGCTCATACATTGTTTGGTTGTGCGGTTGTCAAATGTAGCGTTAAAAAACTTACGTTTAACTATGTCGCTGTTTTCTTGCATTAGCAACTCACGCGCATTTATAGCATGTTGCGCCATTCCTGTTCTCACTAGGTTTTCAGCGTCACGCATTAACAGGCCTTGTGTAATGTTTCGCATTCTAGTGACCGCCTGTGTTGGTGATTCACCTAGCGCATTGGCTGCTTGTATCTGATTATTGTATGTAGCGGCAACTGATGCAAGATTAAGCGCAACCAGTTCACTCCATGTGCCTGCTAGTGTACGCGCAGATGATTCAAATACCATTACGTCACTTTTTACGCTTCGGCTTATAGCGGCATCTGTAGGCACTCTCATTGGTATCGGTAAATCATTCACCTCTGTAAACATTGAGGCGTAAAAGCCAGCTTCGTAAATCGCGGTGTCGGTTAGCTCTTTAGTCAATGCAGCCCAATTTTCACTTTGCAGTATCGCGCTGTTAATTCTACGCTTTATGCTATTGTCACTTAGGTCGTCAACGTCTAGCACAATAAGCCTAGCCGCTTTATATGCTTGGGTCAGGTTTGGGTAAGCGTATTTGTTTAGCAACTCACTAGCTAAACGCTGCAAATATATCTCGTGTCGTTGATGACGGTCTAAGTATGTATCGGTCATAATTTATCCGTTTAATAATTATAGGTTAGACATCAGTTAAATAATCAATAGATAAGGCTAATGTCCAAAAAATAAACATTGAGCCACTACTGATAATACTAGCAATAATAAATGTTGTAAGCTCAATAAAACCTCCCAAAGATGAACCTACTACTAATACAAAAAATAATGTTGCCCAAAACCAAATAATAAAAATACATAAAAGTTTTTTCATAATTTTATTCATCCATTTAATTTAAAAAAATAACTATACCACCAAACAGTTACTTGGCTGCTCCGACCAGTTAACCAAAACGCATCTTGCCTGAGTATGGTTTTGATATTGGGTAGCGCCTGTGTATAAAGTAACCTGTAGCATCAACCCAATCATCAATAGCAGGGTGGTCGTCAAACTTCTCAGGCACACCTTTGTCAGTATAGCCTTGTGTCTCTAGCGCTGTAGTTAGCTCTGGACACTTTAGCGTATTAACGTAAAACTGACCATGTGATATTTTAGCGTTCACACAGTTTATTCTATCACGCACAAAAGGGTTCGCGTTAGGCGCGTCAACCTGATACCCAGCGTTAGTGATTATATCTAAGTCTGATGCAATCGCGTTTGTTTTGTTAGCCTTACCACTTGCGTCAGGGTAAACGGTTAATTTGTAATCTTTATATTTGTATAAATTATTTACAAAATCGTAAGTGTCATGGCTCACAAACTCATCAACTGCAATCGGTGTATCTCCATCAATGATAAACACATTAGAGCAGCAACCGCCAATGTTAAAATCTATTGTAATGTGTAACTTGTCGGTCGGTAATATCTCGCGGTCTTTGTGGTGCTTTTTACGGTCAAAGAAATGATAAACTTTTTTGTCTGAAAGTGAGACAAAATCACCTTCGATATACATTTGCGCCAGTAATGGATCATAGTTAGCCCTAATCTGTTCTATGTAGCCATCTGGTAAATATGGGTTTGTGTAAGTAGGCGCTTTAATTAAAGTGTAGCCGTCTTTTTTTTCTTTAACCCATCGCTTATATACAAAGCCATTAACAC